GGCGTCGATCCGTCACTGATCGTTGCTGACAAGGACGTGGCTATGGTGCGTCAGGCACGCAATCAGGCGATGGCAGCGAAGGAGCAGGCCGCAGCAATGCAGCAGTCATCGCAGACCGCCAAGAATCTGGCGCAGGCTCCAACAGCCGGTGAGCCGAATGCACTGATGGACGTGATGAACATGTTCAGCGGGTACGGTTCGCCTTCAGCAACGGAACTTTGAAATGCCATACTTCATGAAGACTCCGGCGGGTCCGTGGCTTTACAACTCAACCACAGGCGATTTCGTTGGTCTGAAAGATCCAGATGGAAGTGAACTGATCTTCGCTCGAGCGCCGCATACTGGCGCGTTCTTCGACTTGTCAAACCAGCCCGCGCTTGCAAACACTGCTACGCCAATGGAATACGACACGACCGACTTCTCGCATGGCGTGTCGGTTGTTAGCAATAGCCGAATCACTGTCACGCGTAGCTCGGTCTACAACATCCAGTTTAGCGCGCAGTTCAAGAACACAGATAACTCATCAGAGCACAACGTGAGTGTTTGGTTGGCTTTGAATGGAACCAATGTTGCAAACAGCAACACGCAGATCACGTTGCCACGGAAGCATGGTGGCGGCGACGGTCTGCTTGTTGCCGCATGGAATTTCTTCGTGACCATGAACGCTGGGCAATACGCGGAGATCGTTTGGTCTACGCCAAATACAGCTGTCTCGATTGCATACGAAGGCACGCTTTCGACGCCGACCCGGCCGGCAACGCCATCGGTGATTCTGACCGTCAATGAAGTCAATGGCATCGCATGACGGTGCCCGTACAAAATCTGGCATTTCATAAATTCCCGACGTGAGCAACTACGACCCGCTTGACCTGCGCAGCCAGGATCGCAGCAAGGCAGAACGCGAACTGCGTGAACGGCTGGCTCGGGAGAATGAAGAGGCGGATCTCAAGTGGCTCATGGGCAACAAGCGGGGCCGCCGCGTCATTTGGCGGCTTCTGGATCAGGCAGGAGTGTTCCGTTCGTCGTTCAACACCAACGCAATGACCATGTCATTCGCCGAAGGTCACAGGAACTACGGGCTTCGCATTCTGGGCATGATCCACACGCAATGCCCGGAACTGTATCCAACCATGATGAAGGAGCAGACAGCAGATGAACGAACCAACGATGATGGAAGCCGCAACTCCAACTAACGGCTCCCAGGCATCTTCGGCACCTAGCGGCGCTTCTGCGACGGCAGAGGCGCTTTATGGTGATGGGCAGAAGGCAACTGCGCCGAAGGACTCTCCAGCCGCCGAGCCGGCCACGGAGAGCAAGGCTGCGGACAACGTGACGGAGACCAAGGCCGAAACGCCGAAGGCTCCTGAAAAGTACGAATTCAAGGCGCCAGAAGGCCGCGAATTCGACTCGGAGGTGGTGAAGAACTTCTCCGAGGTTGCCCGCGAATTGAACCTGACGCAGGATGCCGCGCAGAAGATTCTCGACCGTATGGGCCCAACGCTGGCCCAGCGTCAAGAATCGCAGGTCAAGGCCATTCGTGGCGAGTGGGTTGCGTCAGCCAAGTCTGACCAGGAGTTCGGCGGCGAGAAGCTGGCCGAGAACCTGTCCACTGCCAAGAAGGCTCTTGACACGTTCGGCACGTCCGAACTTCGCACGCTGCTCAACACGTCTGGCCTGGGCGATCACCCGGAAGTAATCCGGTTCATGTACCGCGCAGGCAAGGCAATCAGTGAGGATCGGATTGTCACCGGAAGTGTCGGACAGGCCAAGAACGGCCCGAAGACGTTTGGTGACTTCGCCGATGCTCTGTACCCAAGTAACACCTAATCCCACGAAAGGGAAATCACAATGGCAACTCTCTCCACTTCTAACCTGACGCTCGCCGATTGGGCGAAGCGAACCGACCCCGAGGGCCGCGTGCCGGTCATCGCGGAGCTGCTGTCCCAGAGCAATGAGATTCTTGAGGACTGCGTTTTCAAGGAGGGCAATCTGCCCACCGGCGAGCGCGTCGTGATCCGCACTGGTCTGCCCGGCGTCTACTGGCGCGCGCTGAACCAGGGCATCCCGAACAGCAAGAGCACGACCGCGCAGGTCGATGAGGCTTGCGGCATCCTCGAGGCTCGCAGCGAGGTTGACAAGGATCTGGCGATGCTGAACGGCAACACCGCGCAGTTCCGCCTGTCCGAGGACGTGGCCTTCCTTGAGGCCATGAACCAGACCCAGGCGACCACGATGTTCTACGGCAACCCCTCCACCGATCCGAAGCAGTTTCTCGGCCTGGCGCCGCGTTACTCGTCGTTGTCCGGATCAAACAATGCGCAGAACGTAATCACCGCCGGTGGCAGCGGTTCAGACAACACGTCGATTTACCTCGTCGTGTGGGGTGACAACACCGTGTACTGCCCGTTCCCAAAGGGCAGCTCGGCTGGCCTGATCCACGAGGATCTTGGCGAGCAGACCGTCTACAACAGCGATGGCACCCGCCTTCAGGCTTACGCCACTCGCTACCAGTGGAAGAACGGTCTGGTGGTCAAGGACTGGCGCTATGTGGTCCGCATCTGCAACATCGACATCAGTGATCTGATGGCGCAGGCGACCACGCAGGCTCCTTCGGCTGCTACGGCCATCATCAAGCTGATGAGCCGTGCCCTGTACCGCATTCCCAACATGGGCATGGGTCGGGCTGCGTTCTACATGAACCGCACTGTCCACAGCGGCCTCGCGATTGCTGCGCTC